TTCTTACCTGTTCCTGTTTTAGGGTCTTTCGTCATTTCTTTTTCTTCTTCTGTCCGTTTCTTGCTCTGTTCTTTGAAGGGCTTTCTAGCTTTGTGCCGTCTTTGTTTGAACCACCTTTACTTAACATCTTATTGTGTGACACGTCCTTACCCTTACGATTTATACCCTTTTTATCATAAGCTCTTCTCGCACGTTGACGTTCCATCCTGTCTGGATGTTCGCCACGTTCTTTCTGCTTCTTATATTCTTTCTTATATGGTCTAGGTGATTTTGTGTATGGCATTAATTACTCCCGTTATATACGCATTCAACTACTGCGCAATGTCGTTTACATAACCCACTAGGTCGTGCGTTCCATATATCGTTGTCATAAGCGGTCTGCATACGGTCAAAATTAGCTAACCACTTATTCCAAAGAGAGGGTACGTCTTCAGACGCATACTTATCTCTTATAAACTTCTTTGCTATAACAAACATCAACCCTGCATACACTTTAGTTACTTCAGGGAAGTATTTAAATGTTGCCATAGCCATAAGCTCCAGTTGTCCTTTATCTGCGTACTCTGCACTCCGTCCAGTTTTATAGTCTACCACCCAAGCTTTTGTGCCGTCAACTATTACTAAGTCAGCGATACCTCTCCACCACACATCCTTGTCCTGAAAGCTACATGTACGTAATTCAGCCGTAAGACCCATACGCATCTCTGTAAACTTCTTACCCTGTCTACGTTTAAGTGCCTCCAGGGGGCCTCTGAGAAAAGCAAACTTGTCTGGTATTGGTGTGTTATCACGTATGAAATCTTCTGCCGCGCCATGTACCTCTGTTCCATATCGCATTGCTTCAGTAAAAGGTTCTTTATAATCTTTTGCTATCTTCATATGGTAGAACTGTTTGGGGCATTGCTCGAACGCCTTAATTCTACTGTATGACCACGGTGCTATACTCAACCACATTCTCCATAAGATTTGCCTGTTCCCGATTCGCAATCTATCGGTAGACCTTCTGCCCATTCTGGTGGTTGACGCATACATTCTTCGACGTATTTCTGTGCTTCGTCCACCTCTTCGTCTTTGACACAACACGCTATACTGTCATGCACTGTCAAGACAACTCTGTACCTCTTTGCTATTTGTAGCATTTGTTCACCAATAATGCAACGAGCTATCGCTTGGCATACATTCTCTATTATCTTACCGCCATATATACGTACACGACCTCGCCTTGTCTTATAGTCAAACTCCACACCTTTGTCCGTGGTAGTGAATCGTAGATCGTCATAACGTAAATGTAGACCAGAAGGTAATATTATATCTCCGTCCTTCGTGTCCAACACACCTTCTTTACCGAACGCATTACCATCTTTTAGAAACAACTGAGCGTCACGCCATAGTCTATTTATCTGGTGATTTGTTTCTCTGTATATCTTTATAACACGTCGTGCTTCATGTAACTCCATGTCAAAACCAAACGTATTGAGTTGGTCTTGGAACTTCTGCGCCCCCATACCATATCCTGCGCCTAAGATTGTAGTCTTACCAACAAATCTTTGGTCTTTTGTAATTTCGCTCTCTGCTACACCATATATCTTTGATGCCATTTTTTTATAAACATCTTCACCATCAGTAAATGCTTGGGTCAGATCATCTTGTTCGGCAAGCCATGCCAACACCCTTGCCTCAATCTGTGCTGAGTCTGCATCTATAATAGAGTGACCTTGTGGTGCAATTATGCCACGCTTTAGCATGTTTGCATTTGCGCCTCGGCTGGGTAAATTTTGTAGATTTATCTTATCATCACCGCCCCAACGACCTGTATGTGCCGCATAATATCTAACAGGTACAGGCAATAAGCCACGTTTCGCTATATCGATAAATCTTTGCGTCCGTGTTTCTTCAAGTGTGCTTTTATTACCCAACCTGGCTGCAACAAGTGACTGAACTCTTTCGTCCTGATGTGTTAACAGGCGTTTGAACCCTTCGTCAGACTTAGCGAAAGCCCATGTTTGTTTACCCGTGGTGGGGCTTAACTTCTTAGGAGGTGATACCCCAAACTGTTGCAGCTGCAGCGCGAACTTGTCATTACTCATCAGATCTTCCTTAGACACGCGAGCATCCATAAGTAACTCTTCTTTACGTTGACGTGTCTTGCTGAGATGATCTTCTAATAAATCTAGATCCAGATCCAAAACAGGCTCTATAAACATACGCAGTGATACGTCAATCAGCTTGAGTTCTTTCTTTGGAAACCCCTTTGCCATTATTGTGAACAAGTCGTATGTCAGATCTACGTCATTGACAGCATAGTCACCTAGTCGCGCCAATTCTTCGTTAGTAAAGTCCTGCCTGTGTTTATCAAGGGTATTCTGTATCTCGTCACCCTTCTCACCCACACCATATCTTTCTGATAACGCTTTTAGCGAAACACTGGTCTCGACTCCATCTACGGCTCTCGCTATACAAACTGTATCAGTATAAGCGCGAGGTCTAATATCAAATACCCAAGAGAGGATAGCACCATCAAACATAGTATTGTGAGCCAGTACCATCGACTTACTCCAGTCGTACTCTTGTAAGAATGTCTTAAGTTGTTCCTGTGTACCACTTGCCCACTCCGTCTCTCCGTTGTTAACTTTTATAGCAACCCCAAGCACTTCAAACCTAGGGTCGCGCACGTATTCTTCTGTTGTCAGTTTTTTTAAAGAATACTCTTTATTGTAGTATGTCTCGAAATCAAGAGTGATTAAGTCCACTATTCTTCTCCTTTACAGCGCATTCGTATTCAATACCAACGTACGCCATGTTATCTACGTAATGATCTTTTTTTAACGGACTCGTTTGTCGTCGCGCTAACTTCGTTGCCTGGTGTACCAAGGTTATGTCTCTCGCTGTAAGACGTTGTCCTGTGATAGCATTATATATGCGGGCGATATGTTCGTGGTTGTCCACAGCATCACCATAGTCTTTGTTACGGTCTGTAGCCGTAAGGCTCGATGCTTCACCAAGTAGCTGACAGCGGACGGGTGGTTTGGACTCTGCTATGATGACTTCTTTTGGTGTGCCTGACTGATTGATTAGTTTCAACGCATAGCCATACGACACGTTACATGCCTTCGCTACTTCTTTAGGTGTGGCAAGTCTGTTCTTGAGTACGTACTTCCATACTCTTTCTTTCTTAGCACTTTTACGCATTTTGTTTTCTCCTCTTCTCTTATTTGCTTGGTTAAAAAATCTCTATGTAACTTGGCGTTCTCACGTGCCTTTTGTAATCTCACTTCTTCTTGCCCTTATTGTTGAACTGATCGGGTTGGATAAGACCCTTTGCAATGTCACGTCTTATCATGGCTTTGTACTTTTTAATTGTCTCTGGTTTGAGGTAGCGTATTTGCCGTAGTCTTTCATCTTTGGCAATCGGCTTTAGTTTGAACCTATCGTTAAAATCATCTGTCATTTCATAAACTCTGGTTTTGGTAATGGTATTCTAACTTCCTTTATAAAGTTGTCTACCTCTACACAATTTGCTTTTCCAATTATCGGGTCGCGCATTTGTTTTAGGCTCTGTGCTACATACATGCACGTTTCGTGATCGTGGAAGTGAACCCTACCCATTTTTATGTGGTGGTCTGAAATGTCTGGAACCAATAATAAATGCAATACAAAGTAAGTTGTTTTCATGTCTCTCTCTTTCTCTTTAGTCTGCCCCCCTTCTGTGAGGGGGGTCTAAGTTTTTACATGCCCTACCATGATGAAGTTACAGGGAAGGATATATGATAAACCTGCCTTCACCGCAGTGGATTTCGATTAATATGCTTACATGTGTGTCCTCAACGCTCTCACTGCTTACGTCCTACCAAGACAAAAATAATAAAAACTTGGTAGATTATTCGTACTGAACTGGGAAGTCCATCTCTTCTATACCTTTGAGTATATTCTCTATATCCATCATGTTCTCTTCGTTAACTACACAGGCGATGCCTCCCGCTACACCTATGTCTGTTAAGTTCTTATCCTGTAACGGTGTAGGTTTGTTTTTCCCAGCCTTACATTCGAACGCAAAGAAATTACCTCTGTAGCACCCAACTATGTCTGGTACACCACTACGTCCGAACCCACCTGTAACTGGGTAAAAGTAATATGCCCCTATCTCTTTTAACTGTTGAGTCACTCTACGCTTCACCTTTGCCTCTGGGGTCATCACCATCATTGCTTACTGTCCTTATCAAAAAACTTCGCGTCCATCCACGCATCAAAGAACGTAGAGTATCTGCCCACAATCTCGCCAGTATGTATGGCATCCATGTCAGTACATGTTACTGTGAAGTCGTCATCACCCTCATCATAATCTATTACGTGCCAATCTGTGTCCATCGGTAACTTTACTGTCACCCCATCTTCTTTTATTTGTTTCGTAAACTTTCTCTTCATATCATATCCTTTCAAAACTGGTTTCGGAGAAACTGGTATAATTTTGCAGAGGTGGATTTCTCCACCCCCACGTTTATGACTTAGTCAGCGACTAAGTCTTCCCTAATGTTTATGTAAAATTCGTGGTCACTCACTCTATATCCTATTTCTGACTTGTAATCCAGTTTGGGTTCAAGCATCATCAGCACTGCCAACTTCTCTTGAACCCACTTAGGTAGATCGTCTACACAGTCGTACCACTCTTTTAGTTGGTTGTCAACACAATAAATACCTAGACATGCCACATGAACTCTTTTTGTATCAACGTCTATCTTAACTTGGTATAACGTGTAATCCTGTGTGTTATGGTATTTTTTATGGTAAGACATAGCGACTTCTCTCCTCCATTTTTCCTGTGTATTATAATGCGACATAGAACATATTATCCCCTGCCTTGTAGCCCACATCATCAACAAAGCCTTTGCCCTCTAACACGTTAAGAGACATTAGCTTACCTTTCAGCTCCGCTGGTAGAGTGTCGGTAGTATACTCTTGATGACTTGTATTCTTCCAATCGTGAAGATTTGACCTATTACGATCTATATCACTAAGGTCGCAAACAATATACCTCTCCTCACCCCATTTTACATAGGCATAGACAAATACAGCGTTTAACTTCTTCTCTCTGTCTTCGTGGTATGCTTGATGCTTTTCCAACATATCCATGACCCTATCTTTTACGCCATTGTCTAAGAAGTTATGACCCGTGTTGACCAGATGTTTCAACTCGTTGACAAGACCTTTACCTGCGGATATGCCAAGACTTTCCCTTGCTTTACGATACTCCTCTGCAAACTCTGAACGCAATCTACCAAAACCACTTGAGACTTGATTGTAGTCAATACTTGCTACTACACCCCAAGGCATAGGACGTAGGTATCTCTTAGCATGTGTGATTGCTTGGTCTAGTTTTATGGTCATACGCATACTGTGTTGCTTGGAATAACTTGCATATTTACCATTAACTATGTTGTCTGATGCCACTACATAATGGTTTTCTGCAACGCTTGGGTTATCCCTTGGGTCTCCGTAGTACAAGTAACCCATGACATATGGTTGTCCTTCCATGTACACAAACTTGTTACTCTGCGAATGTCCAGCAGAAAGAGTACCCAGTTTAACACGTGGGATAGCTTGTCCCACATGCCACTCGAACGTACCTTGCTCTGGTATGAACTCGGTTAAATCACTTACTCTTGTTTGAAACTCACTATTCATTGTACATCTCCTTTCTCCATTTTTTAATTTTGTCTATTAGTTCGTTAGCGTAGATAGTCCTTCCCATAGCAAGTATACTATCGTCGGGTTCATCTTCTCTCGTTTTCCACGCATTTGCTAAATCCTTCTCAATCTTCTTAAGTAACGTGTGACAGTCCTCAAGATATACACCA